TCAATAACATAATTGTTTATGATTTCATTTTTAATATGTCTTTGAATCATTGGAATACAATTTACATCTTCTGAATTATTCGTCCAAATTATTTTTCTACCCTTTTTTAATTCGCCATTTATAATTGTTTCGAAATTTACAAATTTACATGTATACTCTTTATGATATTTCTCAAATATAGTAAGAATAAGAGGTATTATATCATTTTCTTTTATTTCGTGTAATTGAATATCAAACAGCGATAAATAATCTAAAATATCATTGGATTGAAGAAGATTATCTAAATTATTAAACAAATCATAAACAATTCTGTTTTTATAAAAAATAAATTTATGTTTCATTTTTTGTTGAATTATTTTTTTAATTTTATCTATATTATCTGAAATATAAGTAATCCATTTTAGTTTATTCTTATCTTGTTCTTGTTTTGATATTTCTTTTTGTATTTCTTTATGTATAATTAATTGATTTTCACATAATTCTAAAAAAATATATTTTATCATAATCATACAACTATTTGTCAATTTGATTGGATCATGTTCAATTTGAGGTTGTGATTTAATTACACTAGAATCTTTTACATCTATTCCTTTCCATTCTGTTTTTGTTTCTGTATAAAATTTTTTATTCATGGCTTTAAATAATTCTTGTTTTAAAGCATATGAAACATAAATATTGTTATGATTACACCATACTTTAAATGTATCAAATATATTATTTTTAGATATAGAATGATTATTATGTATAATACAATCTTCAGCAAAAATATCAAATAAATCATGTCTCATTTTTTTTTGTAGATTGCGATAAGTTCTATCTAACTCATCCATAAATTTATAAAAAAATAGTATTTAAGTTAAAGATTAAAATATTGCGAATCTACAATATAGACATAATTATTGTATGTAAATTGAATCTGACCTGATAGTTTCTTGTAAAAATCGATACATGTATTTCTGTTCATTGGTAAAAATTTGATATAAGCAATATTTTGTTCTTCAAAACTACATTCTTTCACACATTCTACGCCAAATAAATCTTTCAAAGCATCTTGGACTAAATCGATGCGAGAAGATCGAACCGTGACAGGAGGAAGTCGGATAATAGAATCAGTCATTTTATGCTAGTATAAAATAAAATTATTTGTTTCAATTTTTATTAAATACTCTATTCTAACATTAACATGGGGAATCAAATTATACAAAAGGCGAGTTTTCAAGATGTTCAATTTGTTCAGACGGCAGATAATTCTATATTAATTAATACGTTACCTGAATCTGAACAACAACTATTGATTTTTAAAACAATACCTAGTACGAATGAAATTACATTTGTTGAAAATGCGATACGATTAAAAAAGAATATTATTATTTATGGTAAAAATAGTAATGACGAAACAATTTATAGTAAATATAGTCAGATCCATAAATTAGGAGGAAATGCTTATGTATACATAGGTGGATTGTTCGAATGGTTATTGTTACAAGACATTTACGGACATGATATGTTCAAAACAACATCAAAAACCTTAGATATTTTAAAATACAAACCAATCAATATATTAAATACAAATTATATTACCTATTAATTATGGTAGGCGGATTATTAAATTTAGTAGCTGTTGGAAATCAAAATATTATTTTACATGGAAATCCACAAAAAACATTTTGGTCAAGTACGTATAAACGAATTACTAATTTTGGTATTCAAAATTTTAGATTAGATTATGAAGGATTGCGACAATTGAATATATCTTCAGAAACAAATTATTCATTTAAAGTGAAACGGTATGCGGAATTATTAATGGATATGTATGTAGTTATACAAATGCCGGATATATATAGTCCAATTTATCCGCAAATAGCAGATAATAAATGGGTGCCTTATGAATTTAAATGGATTAAAAATTTAGGAGCAATGATGATAAAATCGGTAAAATTTACAATAGGAGGAAATTTAATTCAACAGTTTACAGGAACAGATATAGTTATATTAGCGAATCGTGATTTAAATAGTGTCCAAAAAAGAAAATGGGATGAAATGATAGGAAATACACCTGATATGAATGATCCAGCAAATGCTTTTGGAAGGTCGAATATATATCCAAATGCTGTATATAATAATGATGTACTTCCTGAACCTTCTATTCGCGGAAAACAATTACGAATACCTTTACCTGTTTGGTGGGGGTTTACATCACAACAAGCGTTTCCATTAGTAGCATTACAATATAATGTTCTTCAAGTAGATATAACTCTTCGACCAATTCGAGAATTGTATCAAATAAAAAATGTGTTAGATACAAATCAAGTCTATCCTTTTATTGCTCCAAATATGACTGTATCTGAATATCAATTTCATCGTTTTTTACAACCTCCACCTAATTTAGAATTACAGTATATAACAACAAATGTAAATTGGAATGAAAATACCCATATATCTGCTCAATATTGTTTTTTATCTGAAGATGAGTCTAAATTGTTTGCGTTACATCCTCAAAAATATTTGGTTAAAGAATATCATAATTCAGAATATAAAAATATTTCTGTATCAGATAAAATATGGTTACAAAATTCAAGTGGATTGGTTATAGATTGGATGTTTTTATTTCAAAGGAATGATGTTCCTTTACGAAATGAATGGAGTAATTTTACAAATTGGGAATATGATTCATTGCCATCCAATGTAACTATATTACCTCCTCTTTTACCCGAAGATGAAAGCGGACCTTTTGGAATTGTAGGATACGGTAGAAATCCATCCGACCAAACTCCCACTTTATTGTACAGTACAGGAGATTATACTACAAAAAATATAAAAAATATATTGGTTCAATTAGGTATTCAATTAGATGGCATTGTACGTGAAGAAGTAAAACTTGCTAATTTTTATTTACAAGACCAACAATATTTAACATGTCCTGGATTTGGATCTACTACATTGAATGGATTATACGTTTATAATTTTTCTTTGAACACTTCTCCGTTTCAATTACAACCATCAGGCGCAATCAATTTAAGTAAATTTTCTAAAATAGAATTCGATTTTACTACTATAACTCCGCCTATTGACCCCAATTCTACTTTTTTAATTATATGTGATCCTATTGAAAAAATACAACTAGGTGTAAATAAATCTATTTACAAATTATATGAATATGGATTTAATTTATATGTATTAGAAGAAAGATACAATGTTATTACTTTCTTATCAGGAAATGCGGCGATGATGAATGCGCGTTAACTGTTTTCCATAATAGTATATAAATATAACATATCAATATGTTATATGGAACCTTGGGTAGAAAAATATAGACCAACTACATTTACTGGTATAGTATTAAATCCTTATAACAAGACATTACTAAACAACATGATAGAACAAGACTATATTTCTAACATGCTTTTTTATGGTCCTCCTGGAACAGGTAAAACAACTACAATTATTAATTTTATTCATATGTATCAAGAAAAAAAACAGGAATTAAATAAAGGGTTGATTATCCATTTAAATGCGTCGGATGATAGAGGCATTGATATAATTCGCAATCAAATACATTCTTTTGTAAATTCAAAAACATTTTTTAATAATGGATTAAAAATTGTTATTCTAGATGAAGTAGATTCTATGACCAAAACAGCTCAACAAGCTTTAATTTATTTAATGAATGATACATATGAAAACACCCGCTATTTTTTAATTTGTAATTATATAAGTAAAATAGATGAATCTTTACAATCTTTATTTATAAAAATAAAATTCAATCATTTACCCAAACAAAATATATTATCCTTTTTAAAGTATATTTCGGAACAAGAAAAATTATCTTTACATGACTTACAATTAGAATATATACAAGAATTGTTTGGTTCAGATATACGTAGTATGATTAATTATATACAAACCAATCAAAATAATTCATATTTTAAAATAATTCATACTAAAATATGGGATGAATTGTATACAAGTTCAAATCCAATCGAACAGTTGGAAGAGATTAGCATTACCTATAACATGGATAAAAATCACATTCTAAAAGAATACTTGTATTACATTATTACGCATAAGATTGATGAATACAATTTAACTAAATTAAATAAATTAGATTTGGCAATACATACATCTGATATACACATTGATTATATGATACAATATATATTTAATAATTGAATTTAAAAGACCTTGTATAACTGTATATAGAATGGAAGAATTGTTAGATACCGAATGGGAACAATTTATAACAAACACAATGCCTGTTAATTTTGCTCCTGAAATTGATTATTCTACAAATATACCTAAACCTAGTGATTTGTATGTTTCTACGAATACTATAATTTCTTATTTCAGTGAAGCAATTCCATTGTTTGACTTATTTTGGAAATTAAAAGTAATAGCTTATCACGAACAAGCAGAGGGTATTATTAAAAAACAAATAAAAATTATTAGTAATACAAAAGAAGAATTAGAAGAAATAGATAGTAAAATTTTCAAGACAGGAAGATATGGATATAGAACAACAATTAAACATATTGAAAATGAAAAAGGGAATATTAAATACAAAAATATAAGTAAAATTACTATAGGTATTTCAAAAAAAGATATTGTTTCTTATCGTGTTAAACAAAAAGGAGCATTTTACAATTGTTTCGTACTTATTGTTCGTATTTTTGTAATCGATCAATTTAAAGATTTTCACATCAAAATATTTAACACAGGTAAAATAGAAATTCCAGGTATTCAAGATAAATCACATCTTTCCCATATTATTCATATATTAATGTCTGAAATACAGTTACATTGTAATGTTTCATATAATAAATCCAATGAACAAACTGTATTGATTAATTCAAACTTTAATTGTGGTTATTATATAAACCGTGACAGTTTATATCATAAATTAAGGTATGATAAAAATATATCTACAGTATACGATCCATGTTCTTATCCAGGAATTCAGTGTGAATTATATTATACTGAAAATGAAGAAATTGTAACTAAACCTGTTCCTGGAAACAAAGTATCTTTTATGGTATTTCGAACAGGTAGTATATTAATTGTAGGTAAATGTAGTTTGCCTGTTATTCACAAAATTTACGATTATATTTGTGTTATGTTGAATGAATTATTTCATTCTATCGTAGATTATAAATGTAAATATGTAAAAACAGAATTGTTAAAAAAGAAAGTTAAAAAAACTATTTTAATAACGATTTAAAGCAATCGAATCTTTTAATTCATGTCAGAACAGAAAGTACCTTGTGAATTAGTTATGAAACATGTATGTAAGCTATCATTGGAAAAGGATAAGCCTATTATGTTAGATTACTGGACATTGTCCTTAGCGCAATCCGTTGTTATTGGTGTTCGTTCTACAGGGGAGAAGCTTTTAGTAAAAAACGAGGATGAATACACTAGCCCTGTATCTAAGGTATATAAAGTAGGCGAGCAATATATTGTAGAAACTGAAAATTCTCTTTATATTGTAAGCTCGTCCATTCCTACAAAACGTATTTCTTAATGAATTAATATAATAATATCTCGAAACATTTCTTCTGTAATTTTAATTTCATTTACTTCATTATATAAATAGACTAATTCAGACAAATCATATTGATCTTCCAAACATGAATATTTGTTTAAAAATAATTTTACATTTTGTATGTACAATTGTTTAGACGTTAAGAGTACAATATCATCCTTGTATACATTTAAATTAACCAGCATGTGTTTAAAATTTGTATCTGAAATAACTAAAGGCAGATTTTTTTCTTTTAGATAAGATCTCCATAAAAAATAAAATTCTTTGTATCCAGTACTACCTGTATTAGTAGTATAATCTGTAATAAAATCAGAAATAATTTTTTCAGGTGAATTCATTTTTAAATATAATGTTTTTTGAATAAATTCATTATCTTTACATTCTATTAAAAATTGTTCAGAATTATTATATTTATTCGACAAATGTGTAGATACACAAATAATATTTAGTATATTGGTTGGACATTGAAATAATTCAGGACATTTACCTGTAATAATACGACAATTATCATACGTATGTTCCCAATATTTATATTTAAAAATATCATTCAAACTTTTATTTGTCATTAAATAAATTTGTTCAATTATTTTACGAATAAATTTTTTATAAGAATTATCTACAAAATAAACAAACGGATCTTTTTTATTCAACAAGCTATCTCCTAAAATAGTTAGAAAATATTTTATATGATTTTTGGTTTCAAACATAGATAATGTCTGGAACACAGATTTAATCGTAATAGATTCAGGGACACTTGTTGTAAAATAATTTTCTTTGATACGTTTCAACAAGTGTTTTTTAATTTTATATTTCCAAATTTTCAATTCATGTGTATTTATATCCGACAAGATATAATGAACAATATCATCTTCTGAGACAATAGTATAATTCATGTCTTTATATTCAATGTACAATTCTGTTTGCGGTATATAAAATAAACTATACTTGTTTAAAAATTCGCTAATATATTTTTCTTTTTTTTCATTTAAATCTTGTAATAATCCCATCTTTTTTATATGATGTTCTTCGATATTTTCCATCATGGTTGGCAAATGGTTCAAATATTGAGTTAATTTATCGTTCATATATGGATTTGTTTTGTATTTTTCAATCAAATCTAAAATGATGTTCATTAATCTAATTATTTAAATATATTTAAATATATTTAAATATATTTAAATAACACTATTTTGATACAGAAAATTGATTTAATTATTATTCTTTATGTATAGTAATGAACTCAAAATATTTTAGTAAACCCTTGAATTTATCACAATTTAAATACCCTTCTTCTACTACAAAAAATGTAATCTTGAAATACAGTAATCATTATGATGATTATAACAATAAAGTCTGTTATATTTATACACAAAATTTAAATTTATTATCTATGTTTACTTATATTGTATTTGATGACGAACTTAGTGGTCATTCTTACAAAAATGAAGAAATATTTAATATTCTTAGCATAGATTCGGATTGTTTTGTTATTCGAGGTCATGTACAATTTAAACCAACACAAAATATGGTATGGCGTATTGTTTCTTCTCTTACTCTTGTTTATGGATTATTTAAACTAAAATTAAAAAAGATACAAAATGAACTATTATCTCTAGATGAAAATTCAACAGAACACTATATACTAGAAGAACAAGTTAAAGAAATTGATAATATAATGTTACATATTAAAGAAGATAATCAAGTAAAACAATATTTAAATCAAGAAAAAGAAAAAGAAAAAGAAAAAGAATCCTATACTAAACATGAAATTAAAAATAAAACAACTATACCTGTTGTTATTGCCGAAGCAGTTGAAGTAAAAAAATATTCAAAAAAGAATATTCCCAAACAAGTGAAAACAGAAGTTTGGAATACACATATTGGTGATGATATTATGAAACATAAATGCTTATGCTGTAAAAAAGTTACCATTAAAAATACTGACTTTGTAGTCGGACATGTTATATCTGAAGCAAATGGCGGCAATTTAAACATATCCAATTTACGACCTATATGTTCTTCTTGTAATTATTCTATGGGTACTATTAACATGGAAGAATATGTAAAAACATATGGCTATTACATTTAAAAAAACAAACAAGATATACTTACTTTAAATCGAAGACGCCTTATGCCGAAATTTTTCGTCGCTCGAAGCGCTGAACCGCAATACTTGGATCAAGAGATGCGCCCATAGTCGAAGATGGCTTCCAACCTAGTCGAGCAGTGGAAGTTTCAAAATCTCGCCGAGAAGGTTCTACCTTTTCAGAATGTTTAGATGACTTAGCCGCCAATTCTTCACGCGACTTCCACTTGTAAACGACAATTTGTTCTCCCTGGTAGAAATCGTTACCAATGCGATCAAATAAAGCCGCATAATTTTTTTCTGTTCCAGTAGTTACTTTGAGGTGTAAGACATGAACATCTGTGCCGTTGACGCGGGTTGTCTTAACAAATACGATACGAACATTTGGAAATGATTTGAGAAGACCATTCTTCAAATTGAAAGAATGTGTGTCCGGAATAAGCTTGCGAGAGCCATGAGCGAAAGCGATAGTGGTAAGAGAGCTGGCCATTGTTGAATAATTATAATAACAACATTTATTAAAAATGATTTCAATTTTTTTTTAAAGAATGAACAATTTGGATTAGTTTGTAGATATATTTTTCTAGATGAAAAATAGGCCGGTAATTATTTGTATAATATTGTAAAAAATCAATGGTAGCATAAACTGCTTGTAAATGTTGTTCAGATGATAATTGTAACATGGTAAGTATTTTCCATATACAATTTTCTACACCTAAATCAAACATCAAAATAGAATATAATTCTTCGCGTAAATTCATAAATTGTTGTGATGGATTATGAATAATATCTATAATTTTTTGACATACTTGTTTTTGTTTATCTATTTCAGGAATATCATGAATTATATTTTTAATATTATGAATTGTTTCAGGAATAGGAACATTTAAACATTTAAAATATTGTTCTTTGGATGGTCGTTTTATATTTAAAATGTCACATTTAGATAAAATATTCGTCGGCAAAAAAGAAACAGATTCCATTAAAAATATAAATTTAATATCTAATGATGTATGTAAATAACTGTAAAAAATATCAAGCAACTCATTGTTAATTAAATGAAAATTTTTACACACAATAAATCCAGATTTTTCCGTATATTTATTTCTTATAATATCGCATATTTGTGTGTAAATATCATTCCATAATGTTTTGGAATTACATCCAAGTAAATCAATATCAATTTCATAATGGATATCACTTATTTTTAAAATAAACACAGGATCTGTATTCGTTTGTATTTTTTTCTCGAATTTTAACTTATTTACACTATAAGGGCGAATAATTCGCAACATTTGTGTATATTTTCCTACACCCGAAGGACCATATAAAATTAAATGTTTTGGTACTGACGTAACATTAATTTCAGGATGTAAATTAACTTTATCAGATAATGTTAAATAATCATCAAATTTTTCCATATACTAACAAATAGGTAATCTTTATTATTTCATATAAAATTGATTTGTATTTATATTTGGTTGAATATATTTATGACCCATTTTGTTTATAGTTATCCGGATAAATATAGTATTGATCAAAATCCTGAAAATAACTGGAATATTGGAAAACAGTATAATCTTGTAGGAAATAATATAGCAGCTGGGTTAAAGGATAATACGTGGGTAGTGCTTAAAACAAAAGAAACCTATACTCTTGGATTTACAGGAAAATTAATTCGCAAAGAAACACAATTACAACCATGGAAAAACTACCCAGGAGGTAAACAATGGAAACATATTTATGAATGTAGTCACTATTTATGGTTAGGTAATCTTTCAGACTTTTGCGATCAACATCATTTAGATAAACAAATGTTTATACAATCGTTACGATTTGGTCATCCTAAATCAGAATGGATACCAGCCTTTAATAGGGCAGCTTCTATTGTTCGAGAACATAATTCTTAAAATCTATTAAACATAATTTATATAAAACAACTAATGATCGTATGGGCATATACATTGTATCAACAAATCAAACAATGGTATTACAGTGCGAATTCTGTATCTTATTATATGATTACACAATCAGGTAAACAAGTTCCTGTTTTTTCTTCTTATTTAGATGAAAATGAAGATCCTGTAGAAGGATTTTTAACCATATACAACAACAACAGTAAATATAAATATAAATTTACTCCTAATTTTGTTATAAGTACGGCTGTTTCTCCTACCTATAAGATATTAAATTTAATGGTTACTATACAAAACTTTTCTACAATTTTAGATGTCGATGAATATGCGATTGTATCCAATACTTTATTTACTCCTACATTCAACAAGTGGTTATGTCGTAAATATAATATACCAGTGGCTAGTGACGCATTTGTATTGTTATGTGATGAAAATGCTGATATACGTCCTATACAAACAATTCATTTTGAAAAAGATAAATATATCATTACTTAAACTTATTGTTTTTAATTGTTTATGGAATTACACCCTCTTAGTAAAAAATGGGTAGTATGGGGTCATTATCAACATGAAAATAATTGGGATATTCAAAGTTATACTAAAATTCACACAATAACTTACGCAGAAGAATTGTTTGAATTGTTACAGTTATTATCTGAAAAATTAATTACAAATTACATGTTATTTATGATGCGCGAAGGAGTAAATCCAATGTGGGAAGATGAACAAAATAAACAAGGTGGATGTTTTTCTTATAAAGTAGATAATAAATTTGTAAAAGAAATTTGGAATGATTTATGTTATTGTATTGCGGGCAATTCAATTACAACAGAATCTGTTTATCATGATATTACAGGCATTTCTATATCTCCTAAAAAGAATTTTTGTATTTTAAAAATTTGGATGTCGTCTTGTAAGTTTCAAGATGCGTCTGTTATGAATATAAAACAATTAAAACCCCTTCAATGTTTATTCAAAAAACATTAATTTTTTTATTTTTATAATATATGAAAAATTATTCGCGTAGATTTAGGAGAAGTCAAAAACAGCAAAGGAAACAAAAACAGCAAAAAAAACAAATGGATGAAATGGATCAACGAGGTGGATGGCCATGGGATCCTGTAGATCCTAATGCTCCTGTTGACCCTAATAAAAAATCAAGCTGGATGCCTTCGGTACCCTTTTTATCAAATACTACGCCCGCTCCTGAGGTAAATGCTACTTCTATGGCACCACCATCACCACCTATGGCACCACCAGCACCACCTATGGAACAGTCTACAGCACCACCTATGGCAGGCGCAGGTAGATATTCTAGATGGAATCGTAAGTCTACACGCAAACAATCTAGCCGCAAACAATCTAGACGTCGTTAATTTGTTTTATTTAAATAAAAAATAAAACAAAATTTAGGAATATAATTGTATAATTTCAAAAACAATAGAATAATTATTTTTATTTAAATCTATTACTTCTCCAAATTTATTCAATATACGAATATTCATTTTTTCTAATTTAACAGGACCAAAATAATCTCTTTTTTTTAAAATACTGTTTATATTGTTATTAGTAATCAGTGAATTAACAGCATTTATATCTAATATAGGAATACGACCCATAATATTGTTACCTAAATAACTTGGGGTTGTGTTATTGTGTACTATAGAAATAATAGCATCTGTAGTATGGTTATTATGAAAATCATCTACATCTATAAATAAATAATTATTCATAATTCCTGCCCCTATAAAAGTTTCAGCTTGATAACTTATAAGACCTGAATACATTGTATTTTGAAATCCTAAAATATTACCCAATGAAATAATAGATTCTGATTCAAAATTAAGTGAAAATATAACATTGTTACTTATATCATTAAGTATAGTTATTTGTTCTCCAAACGCTTCCGCATTAATACCGGATGGTAATATTTCATTTAATGCTAGTATAAGAATGTCACTCTTATATGTTCCATCCGGAAGAATACATGAAAATATATCTTCTTCTATTTGAATTGTAAATGAATTATTTTTTTGAGCAGCAGATATATTAAACCAAACATAAGGTATTTCAAATGATTTAATTTGTAAAGAAACAACATTATTGATGGATTCCGGAAATGTATAAGTAAAATCGGTAGGTTTTGTATAATTATAATTGCTTCTAAACAATGTATCAATAGATATAAATTTTGAAATTAATCTTTTTTCAATTGGATTAAAAGTTCCTTTAAAATATTCACTTGGGTTAGAATATACAAAAGGAGTAGTTTGTGTAGGTATAATATTAGATTCCATTAATAGTTTATCTTTTGCTTTCTGTAAAAAATGGACAATATCTTTTTGTATAGTTGGATTTACATTTATTTGAAGTAATCTATCTAATAAAGCTTTATTTTTTTGTTCTATATCAACCAATGTATAAGGATGAAGTATTCCAAAAAAACGTTCTAAATCCTGTAATGTATAGTTATTCAAATTTAAATCAATATCCATACATTACTAATGTATATAATTTTATAATATTATCGGTATAAAGATAATATTTATTATTTGGTTATGGATATAATACGTATAGTAGGAGTGTGTATATCCGAATGTCCATATTATTTTTTATCATCAAACTATGATTATTCTAGATTTTGGAAAAAATGTATACAAATAAATATTTTGTATACAAAATTATTACAATCTATTGCTGTTCATTATATAAATCATAAAAATTTTAATTATCATTTTAATGATATTCCTTACACTACAAATGAAATTCCTACTCTTGATCATGTAGAATCATTGAAAGTGATAGGATCAGGCATGATATCTATTGTGTTTGAAGGTAAAACCAAAAACAACGAAGTTTGTATTATAAAAGCAAAACGTAATAATATTGATGAAAAAATAAATAAAGGGTTACAACAAATAAACATTATTATTCAATGGTTAAATTATTTACCTTTTTTTAAAAAGTATAATCTATTATTTAT